GGTATTCCGGTATCCGCCGTGTAAAAAAGAAGCCCGCCCATTCAGGGAACGGCGAAACCATAGCAAAAATTATAAAGCGATGCTTCAAAAAAAGCAATCATTTTGACGCTTTAGAGAGGTAAAATATGTAATTTTTGTGAATGTGACGAATTGACGGGTAAATCGTTGGATATTTTGACCGTAAAGATTTCGTTAAAATGAGAAAAAGCGGGAAAATAAAAATTTTTGAACGCTTGACGCACGGAAATGTGCAACAAAACGGGGTTGAGCGGCTACGGGTGAAAACGAACGGCGGCCGGAATCGGTACAGCCCGCGCAGAAAAGAAGGAATGCGGGAGAGCCGGGGACGGCGGCGGAAGGGATGTGATCGAAGGAATGCGAGCAAAGGCGACCCGTGAGCGCGTCATTCAGAGACTGTACGAAATGGCGCTGGCGCGGGCAAACGACGCGGTGAAGCTCGCCTACTGCCAGGAGCCGACGGAGGACGAGATCCGACGGCTGGACCTCGGTGCGGTGGCGGAGTTCCGCCGCAGCAACCTCGGGAGCGTGGAGATCCGGTTCATCGACCGGGTGAAGGCATTGCAGGCGCTGGCCGGTATGCTGGAGGGCGAGGGCTGCGAGGCGGAGGAGTTTTTCCGCGCGATGGTGCAGACGGAGGAGGAAGCGTGAAGGAGATGATGCCGCTCTCGCTGCGGCAGAGGAAGGCGTTCGTCTGGTGGGCGAGGAGGGAATACGAGGACTATGCGGCGATCATCTGCGACGGCGCTATCCGCTCGGGCAAGACGCTGGCGATGGGAATGGGCTTTTTCTTCTGGGCGATGGCGTGCTTTTCCGACCGGCAGTTCGCGCTGTGCGGGCGGAGCGTGGGCGCGCTGCGGCGCAACCTGCTGGAAACGGTGCTGCCGCAGCTGCGAAGGCTGGGCTTTGCCTGCGAGGAGAAGCGGAGCGAAAAGCTGCTGATCGTGCGGCGGCGCGGACGGGAAAACCGGTTCTATCTTTTCGGCGGGGCGAACGAGGCGAGCGCCGCGCTGATCCAGGGCATGACGCTGGCGGGAGTGCTGTTTGACGAGGCGGCGCTGATGCCGCGCTCGTTTGTCGAGCAGGCGAGCGCGCGCTGCTCGGTCGAGGGGAGCCGGCTGTGGTTCAGCTGCAATCCCGAGGGGCCGAACCACTGGTTCTACCGGGAGTGGGTGTGCCGGGCCGAGGAGAAAAGGGCGCTTTATCTCCACTTCACGATGGCGGACAATCCGTCGCTGAGCGCGAGGGTGCGCGCCCGGTACGAGAGCATGTACAGCGGCATTTTCTACCGCCGCTTCGTGCTGGGCGAATGGACGGCGGCGGAGGGGCGCATCTACGACTTCTACGCGCCGGGGGAGTACGCGCAGGAGGCGCCCGCGGAGCCGTGGGAGAGGCTGCGCGTTTCCGTGGACTACGGGACGGTGAACCCGACGAGCATGGGGCTGTGGGCGCTCAAGGACGGCGTGTGGTACCGCGTGGACGAATACTACTACGATTCCCGCACGGAGGGCCGGCAGAAAACGGATGAGGAATACGTCGACGCGCTCGAGGAGCTGACGCGGGGAAGAAGGATCGAGCGCGTGATCGTGGACCCGTCGGCGGCGAGCTTCATCGAGACGTTGCGGCGCAGGGGCTTTCGCGTGATGCGGGCGAACAACGCGGTGGCGGACGGACTGCGGGTGACGGCGGATCTTCTGAAGAAGCGGAGGCTCGTGATCTGCTGGAGCTGCAAGGACTGCCTGCGGGAGATGGAGAGCTACGAATGGGTGAACGACGGGAGCGGGCACGATGTGCCGCGCAAGGAGAACGATCACGCGATGGACGAGATGCGATACTTTGCGATGTCTGTGGCGGCGGGGCGCGGCGCGATGCCGACCGCGTGCGCGGTGACAAGAACGACGAACTGGAGAGGAGCGGCAGAACGGTGAAACGAAGGAAAAAGGAGCAGACGGGCGGCGCGGCCGCGGCGGTGCAGGTGCGCGAGAGGGGAGGGCATCCCTTTGCGGCGCTGCGAGGCTATATGCCGCTCGGCGGGGCGGACGCGGCGCTCTACCGCAGCGTCCGCGAGGCGGTGCCGATCGTGGACGCGGCGATCGGAAAGCTGGTGAGGCTCAGCGGCGGCTTCCGCGTGCTGTGTGAGGACGAGCGGGCGCAGGAGGAGCTGGGCGAATTCCTGCGCACGGTGAATGTGGGACACGCGCAGGTGGGCTTCAACGCCTTTCTGGACAAGTATCTGGATTCGCTGCTGACGAACGGGCGCGCGGTGGGCGAGATCGTGCCGGACGCGGAGGGACGCGAGATCGCGGCGGTGCTGTGCCACCGCGTGGAGCAGCTGGCTCTGCGCGAGGGCGAGACGGCGCTGGATGTGCGGTTCTGCGGCTACGACGCGGCGGGAGCGTGCGCGACTTTGTGAGCGTGGGCGACGTGAGCATCCGCGCCATCGGCGCGGACAACGTGATGCCGGACTGCGAGGTGCCGGTGCGGCAGATCCTCGAGCAGCTGGTCGCCAAGACCGGCCTGCCGCCGTTTTTGCTGGGGCTGAGCTGGTCGTCCACCGAGCGCATGAGCAGCCAGCAGGCGGATATGCTCACGAGCGAGATCACGGCGCTGCGGCGCACGCTCACGCCGATGGTGGAGCGCGTGTGCAGGCTGTGGCTGCGCCTGCATGGCTACGGCTGCCGCTTTGCCGTGGAGTGGGACGACATCAATTTGCAGGATCTTGTGGAGGAGGCCAAGGCGGAGCTGTACCGCGAGCAGGCGCGCAGGCTCCGACTGGAAAATGACGAGAGGGAGGAACAGACTTGAGCGAGAAAGGAAAGGAAGCGGGCATCGCCGTGACGGCGGAGGAGCTGGCGCGCATCAACCGCTTTGCGAAGAAGGAGCTGCGCGCGGAGGAGGTCTACACCTTTGCGGTGAAGCTGTGCGACAACGAGGTGGACCGCGACTTTGAGCGCTTCGACCGTGCGGCGCTGGAGAAGCTCTCGGAGCTGTTCGTCGGCAGGACGGGCATCTTCGACCACAGCTGGTCGGCGGGCGGACAGACGGCGCGCATTTATCGCGCAGAGGTAATCGAGGAGGAGACGCGCACGACGGCGGGCGACAAATACTGCTGGTGCAAGGGCTGGGCCTATATGCTGCGCACGGAGAAAAACGCGGAGCTGATCGCGGAGATCGAGGGCGGCATCAAAAAAGAAGTGAGCGTCGGGTGCAGCGCGGCGAAGCGAAGCTGTTCGATCTGCGGGAAGGACGCGGGGCTCTGCGAGCACGAGCGCGGAAAATATTACGGCGGGAAGCTGTGCTACGCGGTGCTCAGCGACATCACGGACGCCTATGAGTGGAGCTTTGTGGCGGTGCCCGCGCAGAGAGCGGCGGGCGTGGTCAAGCGCTTCGGGCAAGGCGAGGGCTCGCTCAAGGCGATGGTGCGCGCGTGCGGCAGCCGCGCGCAGGTGCGTGAGCTGGAGGAACTGGAGACATTCTCCGCGCTGGGGAAAAGCTATCTCGGCGCGCTGCGCCGCGAGGTGAGGCGCCTGATGCTGGTAGCCGACGAGACGCTTGACGGTGCGGTGGCCGAGAGCGTGACCGAAAAGCTCGGCGAGCGCGAGTTGCTGGAGCTGAAGAAGGCGTTCGGCGCGCGGGCGGCAAAAAAGCTCGGTACGAATGTGCAGATCGGTAATCCGCGTGAGAAGCGCGAGGAGAACGAGCGCGACTTCTGCGTGTGAGCAGAGAAACCAAAAAAGCGGAGCGCTTTTTGGAATAAATAACGAAGAAAAGAGGAGGAAATGAGATGAGCATTTCTTACGAGGGCATCGGCGCGTGGTGCGCCACCTTTGCGGCGGGCACGGGAGCCGAGGAGGGCAAGGTCGTCAAGGTGTCCGCCAACGGCACGGTGAGCAAGTGCGCCGCGAACGACGGCTTCTGCGGCGTGGTGGCGGCGATGGGCCGCGACGGCAAGGCGTGCAGCGTGCAGCTCAGCGGCCTTGTGCGCGTACCGTACAGCGGCGAGACCGCGCCGGCGGTCGGCTGGAATCTGCTCGCGGCGGACGGAAACGGCGGCGTGAGCGTTGTGACCAGCGGCGGACACAGCTACCTTGCCGTCGAGGTCGATACGACCGGCAAGACCATGACCATCATGCTTTAAGAGGAGGAGAAAAATGACGTACGGCTATGAAAATGTGAAGCTCGAAAAGGGCATGTATGCCCAGAGCGGCAAGAGCTTTTCCAGAGTGCTCGAAAGCCTGGACCCGAGCGAAAACTACCGCGGCACGGCACTGGAGGGCCTGGACGCCTTCCAGCGTCAGCTCAAGCGCTTTGATATCCACGTCAAGGGCGCGGGCAGCGACATGGTGGAGAAGTTCTTCCACACGACCGACAGCGCGGTGCTGTTCCCCGAGTTCGTTTCGCGCGTGGTGCGTCAGGGCATGGAGAGCGATATTCTGCCCGAGATCACCGCGACCACGACCAACTTCGACGGCATGGATTACCGCACCATCGCGTCCGTGCCGACGGACGACGACAAGGCGCTGCGCCGCGTGGAGGAGGGCGTGGTCCTTCCGACGACCGCCATCCGCACGCAGGAGAATCTGGTGAAGCTCCACAAGCGCGGACGTATGCTCGTGGCGAGCTACGAGGCCATCCGCTTCCAGCGACTGGACCTGTTTTCCGTGACTCTGCGCCAGATCGGCGCGTACATCGCCCGTATGCATCTTGACGACGCGGTGCAGGTGCTGATGAACGGCGACGGCAACAACAACGCCGCCGACGCCTATGAGATCGGCAGCGGCAGCGGCAAGATCAGCGGCACGGCGGGCACGCTGACCTACAGTGCGCTGCTGGAGTTCTGGTCCAAGTTCGACCCCTACAGCATGAATACGATGCTGGTATCCAACGACGTGATGCTGCAGATGCTCAAGCTCTCGGAGTTCCAGAACCCGCTGACGGGCCTGAACTTCCAGGGCACCGGCACGCTCTCCACGCCGCTGGGCGCGAAGCTGCTGCGCACCTCTGCCGTTCCCGCGGGCAAGCTCATCGGTCTCGATAAGAACTATGCCCTCGAGCACATCTGCGGCAGCGAGGTGATGGTGGAGTACGACAAGCTCATCGACCGCCAGATCGAGCGCGCGGCGATCACGAGCATTTCGGGCTTTGCCAAGCCCTATCAGGAGGCCTCCAAGGTGCTGACCGTTTAACGGCGGCAGGAAGCGAAAGGAGGGAGAGCGATGGACGAGGAGATCCTTGAGACGGCGAAGAGCATCTGCGCTTGCGGCGCAGAGGATGAGGCGCTGCTCAAACGGCTCTGTGCGGCAAGCGCGCAGGCGCTCGAGCGCGAGCTGCGCGAGGGCGTTGCGCCGGAGGACTGCGAGGGCGCGTTCATCTGCGCGAGCGCATGGCTGGCGGCCGCCGCGCTGACGGACGCAAGGCTCGGCGGGGCGGAGGAGCTGTCCTCCCTCCGCGCGGGCGACGTGACGATCGAGGTCAGGGGCGGCGCGAACAGCGAACGTGCCGCGGCGCTGCGGCGCAGCGCACGGCAGCTGATGGCCCCGTATACGGAAGGAGGCGGCTTCTTCTTTTGCGCAGTGAAGGGATGAAAAGCATGATCGATCAGGCGTTCCGCCGCTACGGCATGACCGTGACGGTGGAGCATGGCGCGGAGACGGGCGAGACGCACGGCTTCGTGCAGCCCGTTACGGCGGTGAGCGGCGGCGAGCCGTTCTCCGTCGGGCCGCTGGGCGCGGCGGATCGGCGCTGCTGGCGTTATCTCGGCAGCGCGGAGGTGAGTGTGGCGCAGGGGGACCATATCCTCTGCGAGGGAAAGCGCTACCGCGTCCGCCGCGCGGAGAGCGTGAAGCTCGGCGCTCTGGTGACGCACTACTGGGCGGTGCTTGACCGCGAGGAGGAGACGGCATGACGGCGGCGGGACAGGTGCGGTCGGAGATCGTGAGCCGGCTGAAGGCCGCCGGTCTTGACGCGGCGGAGGCCTATGAGGACGAGCGCTTCCGCGAGAGAAGCGGGAGCGTGGTCGCTGTCGGCGCGAAGCAGGCGGAGCTGGCGCACGCGGGGCTGATGAACTATCTCGGCGAGCAGTACGACGCGGAGAGCGGACGGACGGTCGAGGTGTACGGCAGGAAGCTCAAAATGGCGGCGTCGCTGGACGTTTACGCGCCGCGGCGCAAGGGGCGCGCGGCTGTGAGCAGACGGCGGAGGCCGTGAGCGAGGCGCTGCTGGACGGCCTTGCCGACGGGCTGACGCTCGATGAGCTGAGCTGGGAGAAAACGGAGTGGGACGAGGAGTACGGTATGTTCGTGCGGCGGGGCACCGCGCGCTGCACGGCCTACTTCGTGGCGACGGCAGACGAGGAGAGCGCGGTGCTGACGGATTTTATTTTGAAAGGTGTGATGCAGTAGGTGGGCAACACGGTGGTACATGAGCACCCGGGCGTGTATTCGTCCTACGACGCCTCGAGCGTGATCGGCGGGAAAAAGACCGCGAGGATCCTCGGCGCGGCGGCGGTGAGCACGACGGGCACAGCCAATGAGGTGGTGACGCTGACCTCCTACGCCGAGGGCGTGAGCGCCTTCGGCGAGGACGCGGAGGGCACGGTCGGCATGGCGGCGCTGCTCGCGGCGCTCTACCGCAACGGCGCGGCGGTGGTCAAGGCGGTGAAGGTGTCCGCGGCGACGCCGACCGGCTATGAGGCGGCCTTTGCCGCGCTGGAGCAGGAGGCGGTCGATGTGATCGTGTGCGACAGCACGAGCGTGGACGTGCAACTCAAGCTGCGCGCGAGCGTGGAGAAGGTGTCGGGCGCGCAGAGGGAGCGCATCGGCGTGGTTTCGGGCGGCGCGAGCGAGACGGCGGCGAAGCTCGTGGAGCGCGCGGGCAAGCTCAACAGCGAGCGCATGGTGCTCACGGCGCCCGGCGATGTGCGTATGGCGGCGGCAGCCGCCGCGGTCATCGCGGGGGAGAGCGACCCGTCCGTGCCGGTGAACGGCGCGGTGCTCGCGGGCTTTTCGGGCCTGAGCGCGAGCTACGACGACACACAGGTGGATACCCTGGTCACCGGCGGCGTGACGCCGCTGGAGTGTGTGAGCGGTGAGGTGAGCATCGTGCGCGGCATCACGACGCGCACGACCACCGGCGGGGCGGCGGACAAGACCTGGCGCGAGCTGACGACGGTGCGGATCGTGGACGACGTGATCCCCGCGCTGCGCGCGTCGCTGCGTGCGCGCTTCGTGCGCAGCAAGAACACCGCGCAGGTGCGCGCGGCGATCCGCTCGCAGGTGATGGTGGAGCTGGAAAACAAGCGCGCGCAGGAGATCATCGACAGCTTCGGCGAGGTGAGCGTGAAGGCATCGGAGGACGATCCGACGGTGTGCCTGGTGGAGTTCAGCTTTGCGGTGGCGCACGGGCTCAACCGCATTTACCTCAGCGCGCACATCACGGTGTAAGGAGGCGGAGAGATGGCAAATATGACGATCCCGACGAGCCGGGACATTTATCTGGAGCTCAACGGCAGAAAATTGGCGGTGGTGCAGGGCTACAACGCAAGGGCTGTGCGCACGAGCCGAGAGATCGAGGCCTTCGGCGAGAGCGAGCCGGTGGCGACCGTGGGCGGGCAGACGCGCTATACGCTTGAACTCAGCCGCCTGTACGCGACGGACGAGGCCATCGGCGACGGCGTGAGCTTCTATGAGCTCGACGACTTTTCCGTGGTGGTGTGCCGCCCGGGCAAGCGCATCATCTACAGCCATTGCCGCTGGAGCAACATCGAGGAGCTGGGCAAGCTCGGTGAGCCGGTGGCGGAAAAGGTGACGGTCATCTCCTGTAAGCGTATGGAGACGGACGCCTGATGGGAGACGATGCGGTTTTCGCGGCGCAGCAAAGGCGCGTGACCGAGCAGCTCGGCGCGGCGATGCTTGCGGCGGTCGGACTGATGGTGCGGCAGTATCTGGGAGCGCCCACGGGAGAGAACGAGGGGCAGGACTCCGCTGACGCGGCATGGGAGGACGGCGCGCAGGCGTTCCGTGCGGGCGAGACGGTGAACGAGAGCTTTGACATGGCGCGTTATCTGCGGCTCAGGCAGGGTGCATCGGCGGCGGAGCCGGAGGAGAGCGAGGGCCGCGCCGATGCAGAGGACCGTTCGCGGAGCGTAAGGCGGACGGCAGAAAAAACGACATCCGCGCGCACGGCGGCGGGGGACGCCGGCGCGCGGGGAAGCGGGGAACGGAGCGCATCCGCTGCCGCGCCGGAGAGCGGCGCGGGAAGGCATGACGCGGCGGAGGCGTTCGTTTCGGCGGAGGGCGGAGACGCCCTCCGCACCGCGCGGAGCGTGAGCGGAGAGATCGAGCGCGACGCGCGGCGCTATGACGGCGGATTCTATCTTTACTGAGAGGAGGCGGGGACGTGAGACTGACGCCCATGCGATATAAGGACTACATCTGGCCGAGCAATCCCGGGAGCTACCGCATTTCGTTCCGCCGCGTGGTGGCGGAGCACAAGCTGCCGTTCGGCAGGAGCGTGACGCAGGACCTCGGACAGGTCTGCCGCGTGCTCGAGGGCGAGGGGGAATTTGCTGGAGAGGGCGCGTATGAGGAATTCAAGCGGCTGGCGACGGTGTTTTACGGAGAGGGCGCGGGCGTGCTGGTGCATCCGGTGTGGATGACGACGCGCGCTTACTTCACCGAGCTGGAGGTCGTGCAGGAGCCGGTGCCGGACTATGTGCGCTACCGCTTCGCGTTCTGCGAGGCGGGAAGCGAGGGTGCGGCGCTGAAGGAAGTGAGCACTTCGGCGGCGGGCGGCAGCGCGGCGGGAACGGCGGGGGCGCGGTATCACACCGTGGTGCAGGGCGACACGCTTTGGGCCATCGCGGCGCGAAACGGCACAACGGTGCGCGCGCTGTGTGCGCTCAACCCGCAGATCGCGAACCCGAATCGGATCTATCCCGGAGAGCGGGTGAGGCTTTCATGACCGGCAGAGTGGAAACGGCCGACGGCAAGGTATACGAGCTGCCGGCGCTGCTGGAATGGCGGCTGAGGCGCACCGGCGGCGTGCCGTGCGACAGCTTTCGGGTAAAGTGCCTTTACAGCGCCGAGATGGGGGAGGCGCTGAAGGCGGCCTGCCGCTTTGCGGCAACGGAGAACGGCGTGACGCGGTTCCGCGGCGTGATCGACGAGTGGAGCGCCGTGTGCGGCGCGGAGGGGACGGTGCTGACGGTCGAGGGGCGCGGCATGGCCGCGCTGCTGCTCGACAACGAGGCTGAGGCGGTGACCTATCAGCGCGCGGCGCTCAGCGAGATATTGAAGGACCACGCGGCGGCGTGCGGCGTGGCATGGGAGCCGCACGGCGAGGTGTACGGCACGGGCGAATACGCGGTGGCGAGCGGATCGAGCCGGTGGAAGGCCATTGAGGGCTTTGCGCGGCGCTGTGGACTGACGCCGTATTTCACGCGGGAGGGCGTGCTGTGTCTGCGCGGCGCGGCAGAAGGGCGCCGGCTTGTGCTGGAGGAGCCGGAGGGCGTGATCGAGGCGTCGTACCGCGACAGGCGGTACGGCGTGCTCTCCGAGGTGACGGCGGTGAACCGCGCGAAGAAGCTGCGCCAGACGGTGCGGAACGAGGCGTTCCTCGCGCGGGGCGGGAGCTGCCGCCGCGTGGTGTATGTGCCCTCGCGGAGCGTGAATGAACTGCGCTACACGGGGCGCTATCAGATCGAGAAGAGCGCGGAGGACGCGCGGGAGCTGACGGTCACGCTCACAGGGAGCGTGGACGCCGAGCCGATGGACCGCGTGGAGCTGTCACTCGCGCGGCTGGGCGTGCGGGGGACGTTCCGCGTGAGCGAGACGCTGCATACGCTCTCCGCAAGCGGCGAGACGACGGAGCTGACACTGTGGGAGGTATGAAAAAATGTGGGTAGCAGGCTGGCTCCGACGGACGGAGGAGCCGCAGGAGACAACAAATGCGGAGAGCGGCACCGTGACCATCGGCGGAAGCACGGCGGGGGG